TTAAAAAGTGCTGGAAATGTAGCGTTGAACCACTGAATCAATCTCGCTGATGTCCTGGTCCCCGAGGCCCAGGATGGGTCGAGCTGGGATATCTCCCCACGGGATGGCCGAACCCCTGGACGTGGTTCCGAATTCGCCCTTTGTGGCTCCGAAATGCTGAATGGCTGCGTACTTTTCCGAGAATCCAACGATCGCGCTTTTCGAGTCATGCTCTGAGTCGAGGCTGCCGACCAGGCTGCCGCTGTCCTGGAGAATCTTGGCCAGCGGATCATCGCGCCGCTGTTTCGTGGTTTCGGAGAGTTCAGCCCACGGCGCGCCAGTTGTCGGATCGCGCTCCTTCTGGAATGCTCGTTCACTGGCGTCCTCGAGGATCCCGGCCAAATCGGACATCAGCTCGGTCATGTTTTCGGCCCGATCCTGGAGGCTCGATAGCGCAGCCAGAACCGCTTTGGAGTCGATTTCAAATTGGATTGGGTCTCGAGCCATATGCTATCCTTGGTCTAGAGCCAAGTGACCGCTGGAAATTAGACGGCGAGCCAGCGACCAGAAACCTACCGACCCAGTCGGAAAAGCGCGGTGATGGTGGACAGCCGGCCACCCACTTGGCTCAGCCATCAACTGGTTCGAACCTTCCCTGATTCTCCAAGCGCTTTGTGGGAATCTTGAATACGTTCACCAGCTGATCGAGCCTCCCTGCGACCATCTTTAGATTACGGCCAGCTGTTGCTGCCATCAAGATGGAAACCCCAGGATCCGCTTCCAGAGCAAACACGAGGTTTCGATGAGCCTTATCCCAGAACAGCTTGGCTTCGCCCCGGGCCAAACGATTCGGCAGCGACTTGAGCTCTGCGGTTGTCAGCGCAATCCCAGCCTCCCAGTGTTTCGGGCTGTCGATGTGGGCCAGGTTCTTCTCGTTGATCACCAGCACCCGGGCCGGATCAATCCCGCGAACTTGATAAGCGGCCGCCGCGCGTTCGTCCATAAAATGCACGGTCTGGACTGAATGGCCAGCGCCACGGTTGGGCATGACGTCGTCAACCCAGGCAGCGAACTGCGCTTGGCGCAGCGTCGAGTTATTCAGCGCCTGGATCGCTTGGGCCCGGATCGCTGGCTCGCCAACGGCGGTAATTTTGCGCATTGCCTCGACGTCTGTGCCGAACGCCAGCTGGCCCTGGTTGGTGTTGAATCCCGGGTCGGTCCGGAATTCCAGCTTTCGGCCGTCGGGGCCTGTTCCTCTGAACACGGTCACCGGTTTTTGAAAGACCTCGCCCGTTCGTTTATCGAGGCCCGCGTCGACCATCTCCTCTGAGATACGGCCTCGAGAGTTCTGCACCGCCAGCCCTTCAGCCTTGAGTCGGACCTCGCTGAGCGCCCGCACGCGGCAGCGGCAGTTGAACCCATTGGGCGGATAAATCGCCTCCCAGATGGGATCGTCGTGTCGGAAAACCTGGCCGTTTAGCGAAGCATGACTGGGCCGGGTTCGAGAGTCCAGAATGGCCACGTATTGCCAGAACGGCCGCGACCGCGATCGCATTTTCTGGCGCTTGTAGCGGCCCGCCTGGTAGGCGCCGAATTTATTGGCGCGGTAGATGGTTCGGAGCCGATGCGGTGAGCCCAGTTGAACGACCTCGGCCCCGCCCTGCGGATCCACGACCACCTGTTTGCCCCACCAACCCTTGGCCTTCAGCTTGGGTTCCAGCATTCGAATGAATTCGCGCTCTGTCAGTCCCTCCTCGAGGGTTTGCTGGAGAGCCTCCCGAAAGTCCTGTAAGACATCCATCCGTGCGGCCTTCGCCACCGTGAACGCCCGAGCATAGGAGGCGTCACGCACCTCGCCCCAGTTCCAGGAAATCCGATAACCCTTGGATTCGAAATAAGCGATTGCATCGGCTGGTGGCAGCCTCATCGCATAGCCCAAATTGACCCTCTTAGGCATTCAGCCGACCCCATGTCTCGGCCACAAAGATCACCCGGCCGAGCAGGTCCTGCAAGCCTGAATCATCCATGTCCGGATATGCTTCGGCCAAATGCCCCAGTGCCTCATCAGCACCGTGCTTGCGGACCAAGTCAAACAGCGGCTGCAGCAGCGCTTCGGCCTGGCCCTGCAGATCTTCATCGCCGATATTGGCCAGCATCGCCTCGAGGTCGGCCTGGTCCGGGAACGCTGGCGCTGCAAAGCTATGGTGCTCGCCGCAGCCGGCACAAACTGGCTGGCTAAAAGCGGCCGGTCCAACCGGGCTGACTGGGGCGGCTTGTCTGGCCGACCGTGGCAACACCGTCTCACCTTGCTCGGCCATCGGAATCTGCAGCCGCTCATGGGCGAACTTCATTGGGATGTCTAGAAACTGACGAGCGCCGTTGATCACCTCGACCCATTCCTTGCGGGCCTCGCCTTCCTCCCAGAATTCAAATCGAGGCGCGATCGCATTCGGGATGTTGAGCTCAGTGATCCAGCCCAGCAGCTCGTTAAACGTGTCGGCGATGATCTGGCGGTCGGACTCGTTGACAGCCGTCTCGCGTTCACGATGCGTTTCACTGGCCGCCCGCGAGCCCTCGCCCTGGATTTCTGTGGCCAGCGTCTGACTGGTCAGCGCCTTGGACATCTCGCGGTTGCACAGGTTGATCAGCTGCTCATGAATGTCGCCATTGTTGTCGCCGGCGCTCAACAGCTCGACTTCCGAGCCTTGCTCGATAGCGGCCACGGCGTCTTCGACCATATCGCGCAGCGCGTCGGCCAGCGCGTCCTGCGATTCTTTTGCCGCGCCCTGCGGGTAGCGCCCAATGGCCCAAGGCAGTCCGTATTTCTCGGCGAATTTCACGAAAAACCGGAAACCGCTATGCTTAAACGTGTACGGCCAGAAGCAGCTGGAGAACACCGCCACGCCGTAGGGGTTCTCCTGACTGGGCATGTGGCGGGTCAGCAGCCATTTACGCTGGCCCAGCTCGATGCCTTCGACGGGACTAGCCCGCGTCTTCAGGCGAAGATCGTTCTCAGCACCAAAGAGAAAACGCCGCTGCGGCCGGTCAAGTACCGCCGCTGGCAACAGATATCCACCGTCGCGCTGCCAGACCACCTCGTGCACGGCAAACCCTTTGAAGACAGCCTGAGCCATCGTCCAGATGACATCTGACCAGTGCATGCCTGGTGCTGGCCGACGGGCCATGACCTCCTCGCACAAGGCCAGCGCCTTCATGTCGGCCGCGCTGTCACCACCGGCCTCGATCCGCCACTCAAAGCCCAGCAGCGCCGACCGCACCGAGCGCAGCTCGCCAAGCACATGGGCGTCCATCGCGATGCCCTCAAACGCCTCCTGATCCCGATTAAGCTTGCGCAGGATCGGGTCCGGGTTCGGGAGGAACTGCAGCGCATTGGTAAAATACGGATCGCTGGCCCGGGTCGCGATGGCCTGAGCCAAGTTCGATCGGGAAATCTTTTTCAGGTCCATCAGTATCCTCTCAGGTCCGCCCGCACGCTGCGGCGTCGGGTAATGATTGTGTTTGCGCCAACTCGACTTTGGGCCAGCATCCAGAGCATGTGCAGCGCATCGGGGCCGTCGTCGTGGTCGGCCATCGGCCAATGCCGCAGCTGTTCCAACAGGGTGGAATGCCGCGGATTGAAGCGGATCAGCCCGTTGACCACGTGCGGCTGCAGACTGGCGATCCGCAGGTCCTTGTCGGTGTTAGGTGTGACGCCAACAGCCGGCACGGGGATATGACGCTTGGCCGAACGCTTGACTAGCTCAGTCCTCATGAACTCCTGGAACTGGACCGCCTCAACGGCCCAGGCCATACAGCGATACTGCTTTTGCAGCTCGATGATGCGCTCAATGATCAGGTCTGGCAGGCGCTTGGCGATCTCGGCCTCGATCACGTCCAGCACCCCGTACTCGCGATCAAAGCCACCGATCAGAATGGCGCTGGGATCGCGCCGGCGTCCGTGCTTGCCCAGGCTTGGATCGACGCTGCCAAAGTAGATCCAACGCGGGCACGGCTCGACCCAGTAGATCAACCCCGCAAACGGGGCGTCCTTCTGGCTCATCGGGTCGTTCTGGTATTCCGAGTCGAACGCTGGGTGACTTTTGGCCCGTATGACCATCAGCCGCACCAACGGCCGGGCCGAAGGCCAGCTCACGCGGCTGCCGGCATCCATCGCTTCCTGATGCTGGCTGTAGAAGCGCATTGCAGCATCCTCCCCACGGTTGAGCAGCCGTTCTTCAAACTGCTCCCACAGGTCCATTCGCGCCGGCCAGTCGATGATCGCCTGGAAGCGTTTGCGTCGCCACAGCGGGTTTTTGAGCAGGCGATTGAGCACCGAGTCGTAGTGCAGGATGGTGCCGATGATAATCACGTCCATACTGCCGGTGGCATCACCCAGCTGCAGTACAGACTTCAGCAGCCAGGACTCGAGCTTATCGCGCTGCTCCGGACTGCGGACGTTCTCGTCATTTTCCAGGTCATCGCCGATAACCAGGTCTGGCCGGTGCGGTCCATGCCGTCGGCCGCGAATTCGCTTGCCCGACCCAAACGCCTGGACCTTGCGATTGTTGCGGGTGATGATCACACCCTGCTGCCACACCCGCCCGCGGCCGCAGATCGTCGGCCAGTCGTTGAGCAGCCGCGGATTGGTATCCATCTCGGCTTTCAGGCCCTCCAGCTGCTCGCCTGCCTGCTCGAACGCGTCCATGATCAGACAGACGTAGTGCTTGCGGCTGGTAAGCACGCACCAGATCACGAAGATCATGCCGACGATGGTCGACTTGGCCTCGCCACGCGGCGCGGCGATCGCCTGGTGTACACCACGCTCCTGCTCAACAATCGCCGGCAGGTGTTCGTACAGATACTCGTGCAGCGCCGAGTTTTCAAACTTGACGTAGTGCGGGAAGTAGGTCCGCGCAAAGAACGCAAAATCGTTCTCCGCGCGCTGGCGGCGTTGATCGGCTGCGGCCGGATCCGGCGCGAACCCTTCGACGCTGGTCTCAATCTGCCGCCGAAGCTCCGAGCCCAGTTCGGCCAGACGCTTCGCAAACTCCTTGCGGGAGATATCAGCCATAGGTGCTGGCCAGGGTCTGTCCGAACGGTTCAAGTACCTCGATCAAGGCCTCAGCGTGTTCAGGATGCTCCGCTCGCACAAATCTCGAAAACAAGTCGAGCACCTCCAAGGCCATCGCCAATCGACCTATCTCTGGCGCACCCTTGGTCGCTGCGCGCATCGTTTTGGTGTAGGCATCGCTCAGCCGCGAAATTGCTTCGGCCTTTTTTAGCGGGTCGACCTCAGCATCCCGGATCTGCTCGACGGTGACCTGAAAGAGAATCGCAAAGTCTTCAAGCAGCTGTGTGGTGATATCGCCAAGCCCGCCGGTTGCCATCCGGCTGGCCGCGCGCGCCTTGTCCCAGCACCAGCCATCCGCTGCGTCCTTGCGCTTCCAGGCTTGCGCCGTTGAATAGCTGACGCCCACACGATCGGCGGCGGCCTCCAGCGGCAACCGATCCCGGACGTAGGCGTTACGGACCGCCTCCCGAATCTGTTGGGAGTAGGCCACGGGTCAGTTTCCGATGCTGCGCTTCAAAAACTCGACGATCAGCGTGACGCCGGTGCCAGCCAGCACGCCGCCGACCGCACCGTGGACAGCCGAGGTCTTTTCTACCGCGCGCAGTCGTGTATCGAGGCCCTTGATGGCGTCGCTGTTGGCACGCGAGCTGATTTGCAGCGCATCGATCTTGCCCTCAATCCGCCCCAGCGCCCGAGCGACGTCCAGATCGTTGGCCCGCCGGCCGTTTGGATTATTCGCCGAGTCTCTCATTGAGCTGCCTGATTTTGGTTCGGTCGATTTGACACTGTTCGATCACGCCGTACAGGGCCGCGTTCAGCTCCAGCGACTGACCCCATAACAGCACCGGCGGCGGCTGCGGGATTTCCAGTGGCGAGACTCGCTCAGCCGGAATCGGCACCCACTGGCGCACCGTCTTGGTCACCGGCACGGTGTGCACGATCGGCTGCGCGGCGCAGGCGCTCAGTAGCATCACCAGGCACACGGCGGTCGCTGCAAGCATCGGCTGCGATCTCTTCTCGCAGCGCGGCCAACAGAGCTGCATTGCGCTGTCGCAGTTCTTCGATTTGGGCAGCACGTTGCGGCCCATCCGCCGACAAATCCGCGGCCACCACATTCGACTCACCCACGCACGCTTTGAGTTCACTTTCCAGCTCCCGCAGGGTGACCAGGTTGTCTTGCGTGGCTTGCTGACAGATTTCGATCGTGGCTTGAGCCCCACCCAGCGCCTCGCGCTCGCGGCCCAGCTGTACCGACAGTAACAGCAACCCCGAAACCAGTACGGCGATCACGGCACCACATGCGATCAGTCC